GATACTGAAAATGCATTGGACGAAAAATGGCTTGAAGCATTGGGTGTTGATACAAGCCCAGACAAGTTGCTCAAGTTGAATATGGCAATGATTGATGATGTTGCAAAAACTATCACAGAATTTATTGCAGAATACAAACTTATGGATGAAGCAGATCGTCCAAAGATTCTGTTTGTAATTGATTCGCTGGGCATGTTGTTAACTCCTACAGACGTTAATCAGTTCCAGGCAGGGGATATGAAAGGCGACATGGGTCGTAAGCCCAAGGCACTGACCAGTCTCGTTCGTAACTGTGTTAATATGTTTGGCGCCTACAATATTGGCATGGTATGTACCAATCACACCTACGCTAGTCAGGACATGTTTGATCCGGATGACAAGATCAGTGGCGGTCAAGGTTTCATCTATGCTAGTTCTATTGTTGTAGCCATGCGTAAATTGAAGTTGAAACTTGATGCCGATGGCAACAAGACTAGCACAGTACAAGGTATTCGTGCTGCTTGTAAAATTATGAAAACACGTTACGCGAAGCCGTTTGAAAGTGTACAAGTTGAAATTCCTTACGAAACAGGTATGAGTCCATATAGTGGATTAGTCGATCTGTTTGAAGCCAAAGGGATGCTCAAGAAGGAAGGAAACAGTCTTGTATATACTACCAGTGATGGTGAGATTATTAAGCAGTTCCGCAAGGCTTGGGAACGCAACGACAAAGATGGATTAGACATTGTCATGGCAGACATTTCTAAAAATGGCGAAATTACCGTTTCAGAGATAACTACTATTGTTGAACCTGAAACGGAGATTACTGAATGAAAGAAGATTTAATTGCAGACTTGTGGTCAGTGGTAGTTGAGCATCTTCCTGAAAAGAAACGTGCAGATGTTGCTACTGACTTTGTTAACACCTTAATGGATTACGGTATTAAAGAATCGACTTTAGACGGACTGTTAGGTGTTGACACTTACCTCGATAATGCAATCGATTATGTTATCGATGGTGAGGCAATTGCCGAAGAAGAAGATGACGACTATGATAAAGATGAAGACTAAATGAATTGGTATGATCGTGTTTCAAAGGATATCTCGAATATCCCCGGTGCTGTGGCCTATTATGAAGCTGAATTAATTTCAGCAAAACAAGATGTCTGCATAGCAGGAAACATCGAGAAAGCAAGTTCGCGCATGCCTGGCATTGTTGAAGAACGATTTAATCAATTACAAGAGATTGAAGGTATTCTTGAATATCTTCATATCGAACTTCGCAGACTTCGTAGTCAGCATTTTCGCAAGTATTTAGAAAGTTATCAACGAGCTTTGTCTTCTAGAGACTGTGAAAAGTTTGTAGAAGGCGAAGCCGACGTTGTAGATTTTGAAAAGATTATCAATGACTTTGCCCTGTTACGCAACAAGTGGTTGGGCATTATCAAAGCATTAGATCAAAAACAATGGCATCTTAGCAACATTGTTAAACTACGTGTCGCCGGATTAGAAGACGCCAGTCTTTAATTAACGGTATAATATACGCAGATAAATATCTGCATGAAACGCATTGTACTAATCACAGGGGGTTTTGATCCCCTTCATTCTGGGCATATAGCCTACTTCAACGCAGCTAAAGAACTAGGAGATATCTTAGTAGTCGGTGTTAATAGCGATAGTTGGCTAACTCGTAAAAAAGGACGAGCCTTTATGTCCAGCAGTGAGCGTACTACTATCATACAGAATCTTAAAATGGTAGACCATTGCCTGTTATTTGATGACAGCGACGACAGTGCTCGCGAAGCCATCCGTAACGTTAAAATGCTTTATCCTAACAGTCAAGTTGTATTTGCTAATGGCGGAGATCGCACTAAAGAAAATATTCCAGAAATGACAGAATCCGATGTAGAGTTTGTTTTTGGAGTAGGCGGAGAAGATAAACGTAATAGTAGCAGTTGGATTCTTGAAGAATGGAAAGCACCTAAAACAACTCGTCAATGGGGATACTATCGTGTGCTACACGATGTGCCGGGAATGAAGGTTAAAGAACTTACTGTTGATCCTGGTAAAAGTCTATCAATGCAACGGCACAAGTTTAGATCAGAGTATTGGATTGTCAGCGAAGGTTCAGCAGACGTTAATAGACTTATGCCAAGCGGATATGTAATGTCGCCAATCCACTTAAAGTTACATGACGAACACGATATTCCTGCAGGCGAATGGCATCAACTAATTAATCCTTACGATGTTCCTTGTAGAATTGTAGAAATTCAATACGGTGAACGCTGCGAAGAAGAGGACATTGAAAGAAAATGATTCCAATTTTTATAGGATACGATCCGAGAGAAGCAATAGCATTTCATGTATGCACTAATAGTATCATTCGGCATAGTAGTCAGCCAGTGGCAATTAGTCCGCTAGCATTGAACACAATGAACGACTATAAAGAAACGCACACAGATGGTAGCAATCATTTTATCTATAGTAGATTTCTTGTACCTCACTTAATGGGCTACAAAGGCTGGGCAATCTTTATTGACGGTGATATGATTCTACGTGATGACATAGAAAAATTATGGGCACTGCGCGACGAATCAAAAGCTGTAATGGTTGTCAAGCATGAGTATAAAACTAAGATGGCTGAAAAGTATCTTGGTAGCAAGAATGAAGATTACCCTTGCAAAAATTGGTCTAGTGTGATACTTTGGAATTGCGGGCATCCTGCCAATGCAGTAGTAACTCCGGAGGTTGTACAATCAGCAAGTGGTGCGCAAGTGCATAGATTTACCTGGCTGTCTGATGATTTAGTTGGAGAACTGCCTACAGAGTGGAATTGGTTAGATGTTGAATATGAATGGAACCCTTTGGCTAAACTAGTTCATTATACATTAGGTACTCCTTGCTTTCATGAATTTGCAGATCAAGGAGATTTTGCAGACGAATGGCATAGAGAACGCATTCATACAGAATATTGTCAACAGAGAATTATATGAATAATTGGATATGTTTAAGTAAAAATGGTGAAGATCAGTATATTAATATGTTTGCCTTGGCCACAGGATGTAGGGTAGTAAAAACTGATGATTTTGTCTATAGTGATTCAACTGATCCTATTATTATGAGAGGCATACTCAAATATAAAATTATGAAAGAGTGCTGGGAAGACGAGCGTAATTTCTATTATATGGATACTGGATATTTTGGTAATCAACCCAATTCCAAAAATCCTTACGGTTGGAAACTTTATCATAGAATTGTAAAGAATAATCTTCAACACGGCGAAATAATTTCTAGACCCTCGGATCGATGGGAAAAATTAAAGTTATCAATTAACAACTGGAAAAAAGGAGGTAAGAATATTATTATTGCAGCACCTGATGAAAAACCTTGCAAATTCTATGGCATTGATAAAGATCAGTGGATCGCAGACACCGTTGAAACTTTAAAAAAATATACCGATAGGCCTATAATCGTTAGAGATCGAGCAAAGTCTAGAATAGATCGAGTTGTACACAATACACTCAAGCAAGCACTCGACGCCGATGTACATGCATTGGTTACATTTAACAGTGTAGCAGCAACTGAGGCAGTGTTGTATGGTTATCCAGCATTTACCTTGGCTCCGTGTAATGCAGCAAGTCCAGTTGCTAGTCGAGATCTAAGTCAAATAGAGACTCCGTATTATGCAGATAGTGATAAATTATACGCATGGGCCTGTCATTTAGCATATGGTCAATTTCATGTAAATGAAATAAGAGACGGATCTGTTATAAAAATATTAGAGGAACAACTTTGAAAATCTTAGTCAGCATTACTTCGGGATCAAATAATACAGAAAGAAACATTTTACGTTCTTTTTATGATGGCATTGAAAAATATTATTTTCAAAAATTTAATATTACTGATCATAAAGTACTTAAAAGGAAACATGCAATTGATTTACGATTAAGTTATGATCCAGTAATTGAAAAATGTGATATTGCAGTGCAGTTTGGAACAGCAAAAAATAGAGCAGCAGAACACCATGTTACTAAACAAAGTATACTAGATAGAGCCAAACATATAGTATATATAGAAACTCCGTTATTGGGGAGAAAAATAGTTAATAATACCAATCATTCCTATTATCGTGTAGGAGTAAACGGCTATTTAAATAACGATGGAATATTTTATCATGAAAAAACTTTAGATAACAATAGACTTGCTACGATAAAAAAACAATTAGACATTCCAGATATCACAGGGTGGAAATCGCATACCTCTGGAAATATTTTAATACTATGTCAACTTCCAGGCGATACAAGTCTTCGTGGCCAAAGTATGAGTGAATGGCTATTAGATACAATTAATGTTATTAGAAAAAAAACTGATAGGAATATATTAGTACGGTTACACCCAGCAATGAGTATTAAGGGAAGAGCAGAATTTTATAGCGAAATTGG